TCTACCAGAAAAGAAAAAAGAAGTTACCGAAAAACAAAAGAAGTTTCTTGATGCATTGTTTGTAAACAGAGGAGATATAGCTCTAGCCTGTGAGGCAGCAGGATATGCCCCTTCTTCTAGAACTTGGCTTGTAAAAGCCCTTGCAGATGAAATCATAGATATATCCAAACGAGAACTAGCCGTTAATTCGGCTACTGCTGTATCTAGGGTAGTAGAATCTATGAATGACGATGGGTTAAACCCCAGACAGGAATTACGACTAAAGGCTGCTCAGACGTTGTTAGACAGAGTTGGCCTAGGAAAAATAGAAAAACAAGAACATGATGTAAGAGCTTTGCATGGCATAGTAATGATGCCCAGCAAGGCACCCATGCCAAACGTAATTGATATTGATGATGAGGATTAGTAATGTACAAATGGTTGTTCGCTATTACAGTGCTGGCTTGTGTAAGTTTCTGGCAGACAGAATCTTTGGCACAGACCAACACAGTGACAAGTACCAGTAGTACAGTATCCGGCACAACTACGGTAGATAGAACGGTTGGCACAGCCAGTGCTCCATCGGTGGTGGTAAACAATCAAGATGTATGTAGCTTTGCTGCTTCTGCAGCGGTACAAACACAAATACTAGGATTGGCTGGTGGTACAGCAGTAAGAGATTTAAACTGTGAAAGATTAAAGTTATCTCGTGCTTTGTACCGTATGGGAATGAAAGTAGGAGCTGTAGCCATGCTCTGCCAAGATTCCCGTGTATTTCAAGCGATGGAAATGGCCGGAACTCCCTGTCCATACATGGGTAAGATAGGAATAGAAGCTGCAGAAGAGTGGGCGAATAATCCTAAGAAAAGACCAGACTATGATCAATGGGTAAAGGAGAATGTAAAGAATGAAGAAATCATCACTGATGAAGGTGCTCTTGGTATCTTCTCTATTCTTCTTATTTTATTTTTCATATAGTAAGGCACAGTTATTAGACGAAGGCGATACAGTTGTACAGGAAATAGAGGAACAAGGTAATGTTAGAGAAGTTACGCAAACAACTACAACGGTGGAACACAAAACCACAGAAGACATCCTCCATGCAGATACAGGTATTGTGGGGAACACCAAGCACGGAGACATGGATTATGATTGGGGAGGACTTGGACCGGCAAGTATGCCAAATTGTGAATCCTATTTCGGAAGTGGAAGATGTGGTAAGGGAACATCAAACAGCTTAACCACGTTTGATCAGTATGTGGATATATCTCAGTTTCACATATCTGAAGGTGGTGCTTTAGAATGGGAACTACAAATGCACCATTCACAAGCAAATACAACAGGGTATTTTCAAACAAAAGGTTATAACGATAACATATTACAATGGGATACTGGACAGATAACCTTAGAAAACCATCAAACTCCAACAACATATTCAGGAACATATGATTTTGCAGGAGATCTTGATAGGGTGTTTATAAGAATAGGTGGAGCTAAAAATTACTTTTTTGATAATGTGGCCTACACTATTAATTATAATGTAATAACTACAACTGTAGAAACATGGGTAGAAATACTACAACCTATACAGGCACAAGAACAAATAACACAAACTATCATGGATAGCTATACAAGTGTAACAACACTACCAAACGAAGATAGTTTTGAGGAAATACAGATAGAGGACATAGCAGTAATTGACTTAGAAATGCCAGATATGTCCATGCCACCAGATGATTTTGAACAGGGTATGCCTGAAACAGTAAGTATTGGTGTCTCTGAGGGTATGTTTCAGGATATGGATATGGGGGAGATGTCCATGAATGAAGTGATGGTAGAAGTAGAAACAATGGTGGCAGAGATAGAAGAAATAGGTATGGAAGTAGAACCTATTGCCGAACCTATAATGGAACAACCAAGTGTGGAATCTCAGCCAGTAGTAGAAGAACCCATGCAAGAAAATATAGAGGAGCCAGTAGAAGTTGCTGAAACAGAAATGGAAACAACTCCTGAAATTAAGAACGAAGTTAAAAATGAAGCTGAACCACAAGAAGAAACAACTACTAGCAGTCCAGTGGAAGCTGAAGAGGCTACTGAAGAATCGCAGGAAAAAGAAGTAGTACAGGAAGAAGCACAAGAAGAAAAACCTGTTGCTAAAGAAGAACCAAAAGAAGAAAAGCAAGTAGTTGAGGAAGAAGCAAAAGAAGAATCAAAGGAAGTAGCGGAAAACAAACCAACAAAGGAACAAGAGCAAAAACAAGAAAAGGCAAAACAAATAATAGCAGGATTACCAAATAGTTATAATCCTGTAACACAAGTAACAACTTTAGCTCTTGTAAACGCATTAGGACCAAACATATCTACGTACCAAGCACAGGTTATACAAATACAACCTACATGGTATGTTCCAGAAGATATTTATACCGATGAAATTTTACCTGATCCGTTAGGTAATTATATAAGTGTTAGATCAAGCTTACAGATGGAAAGGATGATTCAAGACCAATATGACTAACGAGGTAGAATATAAAGGTATAAAAATTCGTGGAGGGAAACTTTTATTAATCCTTCCGTTACTAGGGACTTTAGGAGGTGCTCTCTGGGCTGGATTTGAAGGATATGCTCGGTGGGTAGCTATGGAGGAAAAAATTGATAAATACGTTGCTCCTGATCTTTCTGGTTTTAATCTAAAACTGGATGTATTAGAAGAAAGAATAACAAGTTTAGAAACAAATACAGGTACTGAAATGTCTGCAGTAAAAGAGTTAGTAGGTGCAGCTCAAGATGACGCAAGAACCATACGAACTGATTTACGTAGTGATGTACATGATGTACATGATCAAATAGCTGCGGTAGACAGACGGTCTAGAACAATGGAACAAGAGATTCGTACTTCTATACGTACAAGCGAAAATGATATTCGCAGTTTAATTCAACATGCAGAGGATCGTTTTGACGGAAAACGAACAGCGATTGAGTCTGATGCACAAAGACGTATAGAAACGATAGATACTAAATTAAAAGAGCTAGAGGATAGATTGAGAACAATGCTAGAAAGAGCATTGAATAACCCGTTAGCAGGACAATAGGGAGTATGGCAATTTCTATAGGTACAGAAAATTACGAAAACTACGACAACATGTACTCTAAAAAGAACAAAACTTGTACATGCGAAAATTGTGACTGTGAAAACTGTACATGTACAGAAGATAATCCTTGTGCATGTATGACATCAACTAAAGGAGGAAACGATAATGGTTGAATTAATGAATAGATTTAAAGAACCTTCATCTTATGCAGCACTTAGTGGTGTATTTGCAATGTTAGGCATAATGGTACCAAATGATCTATGGCAAAGTGTTGTTATGATTTGCTGTGGTTGTGCCGGTGCTATTGGCTTCTTTGTAGGCGAAAGAAAAGGTTAAACTATGAGACTAGAGGCATTAAGAAAAAAGTACGGAGCTGAAATAGAAATAGCTAAGGCTAATCTTGATGTTTTATCGCATTCTGCTGTAGGTATTGGAGAGCATTCTGATATTACAGCAGAAATGGATAAGTGGTTAGGTGTTATTGCTGAGAATACTGATAAGATTCAAGCGATAGATAATTTATATGATTCAAGACAGGGAAACTTGTTTAATGAAGCAAGCAGATAAAATCCGAAGAAAAACTAGTACTATACCATTTGGATATATGTTAGATACAGAAGATGAAAAACATTTATCTCCTATACCAGAAGAACTACAAGCACTAGATCAGGCATTAACTTATGCAAAGTCTTGTGGATGGCGAAAAGCAAGCCAATGGTTATTAGCAAAAACAGATAGGTATATCTCTGACGAGGGATTAAAGAAACGTAGTAAGTTAGGGGCATATCTAAGTGAATAAAAACTACAGCAATCCAGTTAGAAAACCTAAAACTTATATAAAAGGAGCAGGTCGTAAAGGAAGCAATTATTCTCAGATTTTTGGTAATATAACCATACCTTTATCTGAAGAAATGTCTGTTATGTTTGGTGCTAGTCAAAATAAACAAAAAATTGAACAAAATAGAGTTACTCATCATATAGAACAAAATATAAAAGAGCAGTATAGAGAATTAGGTTTTAATGTAAAAAATATAAATTTAAATTATAAACAAAGATCTACAAAAGGTGGTATTAACGTAACGGGCAATAGGGGTGAAACTTATTTTACAGGTAACTTTAAAGCACCTATGCAAAGAGCACTCCAACTGAATATTAATAATGTAAAATTAAATAAATCTGGAACATTAACAGGTAATGTTTCGTTAACTTCTGGAACAAGAGGATTAAACGCACCACCAATGGGTAGAGATCCAATAACTGGTAGAGAAGTTTTTGATCCACGAGATTTAGAACATGAAAATAAAATATATGCAGGAATAAAACTTGGTTTCTAAAAAGGAAATACGAAAGTCTATTTCAACAAAGCTATCTAACGCTAAAGCAAATGCAAAAAAACAGTCAAAACGTGCTATAAATGCACGATACA